CAATTAGAAAAAATTTATGACGATGGAATAGACAGCTGGAAAACAGCAGTAGCCGCAGTTAAAACTGCTATTCCTAAATAATTTTATTTGCAAACTCGTTGATCTACAACGCACTTTAATATAATCTAAGAGACATATGTTACAAAAAATAGGATTTCAACCTGGGTTCAATAAACAAGTTACTTCAACTGGTGGCGAAGGCCAATGGAAAGCTGGAGATAATGTTAGGTTTAGATATGGTACACCTGAAAAAATAGGTGGTTGGGCTCAATTAGGTTCTGTTGATATTACAGGTCGTAACACAGCTATTCACCATTTTATAAATACATCAGGTATCAAGTATGCAGCACTAGGAACTAATAGAATTTTATACGCATACTCTGGTGGTATTTTTTACGATATACATCCTTTAAAAGCTACAACAACTTTAACTAATGCTTTTTCTACAACTAATGGATCAGCTATTGTAACTGTAACTTTTGCATCTAATCATAATATTAGTGCTGGTGATATTATATTATTAGACAACTTTACAGCTATCACAGGTTCTAATTTTAATTCCACTAATTTTGATGATAATAAATTTCAAGTTACATCTATACCTACATCAACAACTTTAACTTTAACTATGGCCTCTAATGAAGGTGGCTCTGGAGCAACTACTTCTGGTGGTATTAGAGTAAAACATTATTATCCTGTAGGACCAGCTCAAGAAGTTGCATCAACAGGTTGGGCTTTAGGACAATGGGGTGGAACACAATCAGGACAATTTACTTCTACATTAGCTGCAGACATTAATACGTCAGTTACAAGTTTAACAATGGCTAGTGCCACATCTTTTCCATCAACAGGAACAGTTATCATAGCCTCAGAATTAATTACTTACACAGGAAAAAGTGGTAACACATTATCAGGTTTAACTAGAGGAGCATCAGGTACAACTGCTGCATCTCATTCATCAGGAGCTACAGTTACAGATGCTTCTAAGTTTGCAGGTTGGAACTCAGCTCCATCAGGAGACGTTATAACTGATCCTGGTTTATGGACTTTAGATAATTTTGGTAATATATTAATTGCATCTATCTTTAATGGTGAAAGTTTTTCTTGGAGTGCTAATGCAACAAACGCTACAAACACAAGAGCAACAATTATATCAGGAGCACCAACTGCTTCTAGAAATATGTTAGTATCTGCACCCGATCGTCACTTAATATTTTTTGGAACAGAAACAACTATTGGAACTAAATCTTCACAAGACGAAATGTTTATAAGGTTTTCATCTCAAGAAGATATTAACACTTACACACCTACAGCAATTAATACAGCAGGTACACAAAGACTATCTGATGGATCAAGAATAGTAGGAGCTCTTAGAGGTCGAGATGCTACATACATTTGGACGGATACTGCTTTATTTATTATGAGATTTGTTGGACCACCATTTACTTTTTCTTTTCAACAAGTAGGTACAAACTGTGGATTAATAGGCAAGAACGCAGCTGTAGAAGTTGATGGTTCTGCTTATTGGATGTCAGAGAATGGTTTCTTTAGATACACAGGTAAACTAGAATCATTACCATGTTTAGTAGAAGATTTTGTTTATGATGATATTAATGTAATACCTAAAGAACACATCAATGCAGGATTAAATAACTTGTTTGGTGAGGTTATGTGGTTTTATCCTAACTCAGGATCAGGAATTGTTAATAGAGTTGTAACTTATAATTATCTAGATTCAACACCGCAAAGACCTGTATGGACTACAGGTACATTAGCTAGAACGGCGTGGCAAGATTCTGCTGTATTTGGTACACCGCATGCAACAGAATATAATTCTTCTGGTACAACACCTTCAACAAGTAAAGACCATGTCATTGGATGTACTGATGGTACATCAACATACTACGAACATGAGACAGGTTTAAACCAAGTTAAAGAAGGAGCAACTACTGCTATTGCAGCAAACATAGAATCAGGAGATTTTGATATTGGACAATCAGGTGGTTTAATGGGAACAGGTAATGATGGTGAGTACATGATGAAAATTAGAAGAATACTACCAGACTTTTTATCACAAACAGGTGATGCAAGAATTACATTAAATTTAAGAGACTTTCCAAATGATGTATCTGTTAGTTCTTCGTTAGGACCTTTTACAATAACAAGTGGTACACAAAAAATTGATACACGTGCAAGAGCTAGATCAATATCATTAAAAGTAGATAATACTAGTACAAGTCAGTTTTGGAGACTTGGTACATTTAGATTAGATATACAACCAGATGGAAGAAGATAATGGCTAGAATAGTACAATCATTAACACAACAAGGTAGAGAGTATGATCAACAATTGCAATTATCTTTTAGTAGAGATATAGATGGTATTGTACAAAAACTTAACACAACATTTCAACAAGACGTAAAGGATGAAGTAGAAGCGTTTAACTTTTTTCTATCATAATGGCTAATTCTTTTGTAAATAAAAAAGTAGATTTAACATCGACAAGTGCTACAACATTGTATACAGTTCCGTCTGCTACAACAGGTGTAATAAAGTCTATACTAGTGTCTGAAGATTCAGGTAATGCTGATACTATAACAGTTACTATTACTAATACAGCTTCTGCTGTATTTAGTTTATTTAAGACTAAATCTATATCAGCTAACGCAACTGCAGAACTATTGACAGCTCCTTTAGTATTAGAGGAAAGTGAAGTATTAAAAGTTACAGCAGCAACCGCAAATAGACTACATGTGGTGCTTTCTGCTCTAGAGATTAAACCTAGAGATACTATAACATAGTCTTGATTTACTAGGAAAAACCTAGTAGATTAGTAAACTCAGGTGAAATCCCTGCCTTAAAAATTTAATTAAAATATATATATGATAACAAGATCTCAAATCAGAAGACAATTACGTAGCCAAGGTGGCATCATGAATGTTGTAGGTAGACAGAAATACGGACTAGGTAGTTTTGTAAAGAAAGCTTTTGGTAAAGCTAAAGACGTAGTTTCAGATGTAGTAAAAAGTCCAATAGGTAAAGCTGCTTTAATAGCTGCTGGAGGATATTATTTAGGCGGTGGTTTTGGACCACAAGGTTTTAGTTTTGGAAACATTGGTTCTAAAATGGGAGCAGGTAAAAATTTTTTAACAGGTGGTTTATTTGGAACAGGTGGAGGCACAGGTCAAATGACTTCAGGAATTTTAGGAAAATTAGGTTTAACTCAAGGCGGAGGAGCTATGGGTTTAACTGGCTTAGGTAAATTAATAGGAGCAGGTGGATTACTTGGATACTTTACATCAAAAGGTATACCACCCGAAGAAGCAGAACAATTATCACAAGATGTCTACAGAGGTAAAGGCGCTGGACTAGATATGATTAAAGCAGATATTCAAAAATACAAATCAGGCGAGTCTAGTGAATCTGAATTATTTGCTAAAGGATATAATTTCTTACCACAGAAAAAATTTATTAGACAAGGTAGTGCTGAAGGTGGAAGAATAGGATTACAAAGCGGGGGTGTTAGTATGTCTAATACTCGTGCACAAAACATTGCAGCAAACCAAGCGCAAAACCAAGTAAACCAAGCAAATTTAAATAAGGGTAGAGCTAGGTTACCAGGAAATAAAACTTTTAACGTTTTTATGACACCACAAGGAACAGTAGCAAAAGATCAAGGTATAGCACAACTTGCTAGAGACACAGGTAAAGCTCCTCAAATACAAAATTATGCAATCAATAGTGGAACAGATATATCAAGATTGATTGGACCAGGAACAGGTATAGGAGTAGGAAATCAATCTTATGGTGGAGGACAGACAAATTCTAATCTTGGATTTGCAGCTTTACAACCTGCTACAACAAGTAATCAAACAACTGCTCCAACAACTATTGCTACAACAACCACTACACCAGATCTTTCAAAACAAGCTGAAGCGTTTGGTCAATATATGAATCAGTTAGTAAAAGATACATATGGCACTGCAGATGATTATAGAGCAGAAGCCGCAACTTTAGGTATGCCTGTTGAAGCGTATTTTGATTACCTTACAACAAGTGATCCAAAAAATATAATGTATAGTGCTAGAAAAAAAAATCCATATTATGACCCTCAATTTGATATGCCTCGTGATCCAAATGAGATACAACAACTATCTCCTTTAAATATTTACTATCAAAATCAATTACAAAGACAGATTGATCAAGGAATACCAGAAGCGGAAAGAATACAAAAAGGTCAAGTATTAGGTTTACCAGGTATGTTGCCAACTTCAGGCACAACGCCAAATATTTATGAATCTTATGAAGATGCTTTATCAAGAACTAAAACAGCAATGGGTCTAGCATCAGGCGGCAGAGCAGGTTATGACATGGGAGGTCTTTCAACTATTGAAAGAGCTAAAGCTCTCTTTGAAGAAAGAGAAGAAGCAGCTCCAACTCCATCTCCTGGTATTGGTAGTATTAAACAAATGTCTAATGAAGATAAAGCAATGATACAACAATTTATAGAAGCTACAAGTCAAGACAAAGGTGTAAGATACACAGATCCTGACGGTAATGAAATGACTTCAAAAGAATTTCAAGACGAGATGAGTAGAATAACAGAACTTGAAAATATGACTATGCCTAAAAGAAAACCTAAAAGAGCCAAAGGCGGTATGATGAATATACCTATGGGTAAACCTAGACAGAACGCTGGTGGAATTACAGAACTAGACTATAGAGCTAGTGGTGGTTTTGTACCAGTTGGTATAAAAGAAAAAGCAGATGATGTTCCAGCAATGTTATCTAAAAATGAATTCGTAATGACGGCTGACGCTGTTAGAGCAGCAGGTGGCGGGAGTATTGAAAAAGGAGCACAAAGAATGTATAATCAAATGAAACAACTAGAAGGAAAAATGGCATAATGGCTGAAACAACACAAAGAATTTTACCCGCACAATATATAGAAGACTTAGGTCAAGACTATGGAAAACAATTAGCTGCTTTAACGCAACTACCTATTGATACAAGTCAATTTGCACCTACAGTTGCTTCACAAGATCCTTATCAAACCGCAGCCTATGCACAAGCAACAGATGCAACACAAGGTTTAGGTGCTTATCAACCTTTTTTAAATAAAGCTTCAACAGCAGCAGATGCTGCTACAGGATTAACAGGAACAGGTGCAGGTACAGGAGCAGGTTCGATTGCTTCTTATATGTCACCTTATCAATCAGATGTTATAGACACAGCACTAACAGAGTTTGACAGACAAGCAGCAGCACAAAAAGCATCACAATCAGCACAAGCATTAGGTATACCTGGTGCATTTGGTGGTGGTAGAGAAGGTGTTCTTCAAGCTGAGTACGCATCAAATAGCGACAGGAATCGAGCGGCGTTGCAATCTAATTTTTTACAACAAGGTTTTCAACAAGCGCAACAAGCAAGACAACAAGATTTTACTAATCAACAAGCAGTATCTAATCAACAAGCAACACTTGGTGGTGGCGTACAAAATTTAGCACAACAACAAATTAAAGGTTTAGGAAGTCTTGGTGGTGTTCAACAAGCACAATCACAAGCTGTATTAGATGC